TAATTCTCGTATTTGGTTGTGATCTTTTCTGAACTCCGTAAGTAGGGGTAATCGAGGGAAAGGTAGCCATTATGAGAGTAAACCTCCAGGACGTTTTTGTTTAATTAATTCAGATTCTATCGCTGCTGACAATACAAGACCAAGTTCTCTAGCTTGCTGTTCATCACCTTCAACAGAAGAACCAGATGCATCTACGTTTACGACTACACTTGTAGAACCACCAAGAGCATGATTTGGTGTAATCATTCCTGACACTCCAGGTGTAAACAATTCTGGGCCACGTTCTCCAACAAGTGAGGCTCTTCTTCCTGGAATACGACCTCCATCTGCTGCTGTTACTATTTTATTTTGTATGTCATTTACTGGTTTACCTCCACCAAATATTCCACCGAGTCCTCCAAGAACTGAACCGAATAATCCACCACCTCCGAGCGATCCCTGCGTATTACCGAAAAGAGCCATATTGAATGATGCGTCTATAAGTTTGTTAAGTACATTACTAAGGACATCATTTAGAGTAGACGTTCCACGGATCATACCCTGTATGCCGTCTGCTATGTCGGTGGCTATTGTCTGCTGCATCTGTTTAAATGCTTCTGCTGTCTCCTGTGCTAAATCTCTCTGCTTTTGTAAATCCTGTATTCTTCTTAAACCTGTTCTAAGTTCTTCTTCATTAAGAATCTTTCCCTCTTTATTTATCTCCATTATTTGTTTCTCTATTTCAAACTCATCAGAACTCATATTAAAACTACGTTCCAATAGAGCAACTTCTTCGTTAATGTCCTTAACTCTTTGCTTTTGTATATCTCCTCTTAGTTTATCTAAAGCAGCTTGATCGGCTCTTTCATTTGCTCCTGCTTGTACCTTCTCTATATTTTTAAGAGCATCATCTACTGTCTTTATTTCGGGAAATTTATCAATTAGAGCTCTTTGTTCGTCATTTGCTTTAAATACACTAAATTCAACTTCTTTGGCTCTTTTTAACTTTAATGCTTCGATAACTAATGGATCAGTTGAAACTTTGGCCTGTCTCTGTAAATTGGCAGCAGTTAAACGATTGGTTAATGCTCTTCCTACTCCCGATCCCTGTAAAAACGATGCAAAAGCTGATCTCATTTGAGTCATAGCTATTGTAAATTGGTTAGCTAATTCTGTAGTTTGCTTACCAAAGTTTTGTAAGGCTGTGACCCCCTCTTGCCCTACTAAATTAATCATTTTGCGTCTAGCTGCTTCAAAAGCTGCCTCCTCTCCGCCTAATTTCTGCAATGTTTGTAGTTGCTGTTCAAATTCTGTACCTGTAATACCTAGTGCTGCTGATAAAGCTGTTATATCCTTTGTTGCATCATTTAAAGCTGCTCCTAACTTCCCTGTTTCTGTAATAAAACCTTGTATTCCTGTAATTACTGAAGTACCGATTAAGCCTCCTGCAAATCCTCCCATCTGTCCACCTAACCTATCCCCTATCAAACCTCCAGTGAAACCACCAGCAGCAGCGAATGGACCTTGCCCGAATAACAGTGGAAAAGCACCACTAATTAATGCACTTGTTAATCCGCCTCCTCTACCTGATCCTGCTGGTCCAGGTAAAAGCTGTCCTCCTCTAAAATTCAACATAGAACTTGGACCCATTGGTGTGCGTAAAGCTCGATTCAATCTTCGAGCTTCTGCTGTAGCAGCCTGTTCTGTTGCTTTTATACCCTGTATAGTCTGTTTATTTCGTAATACTTCCGATCCAATAAGTTTTTTATTATTTTCTATGCCTCGTTTTCTGGCTTTGTTTATTCTTTCTTCAAATGCAGCAGCTTTTTTGGCTGATGTTGCTGTAAATCTTATACCTCCAGTATCATCACGGCTTACAATTCTACCTGCATCGGTTAATCTCTCTGGAATTAAGCGTTTAATTCCTCTGGCTTCAGCGTTTAACATAGAAGCACTGGGTAATCCTTTGGGTTGTCTGAGGGCTGTCTGCTGATCTATAACTGCTGCTGTCCTGCCACCTAACCTTCCTGCTTTACCAGATAACCTTATAAGATTCATTCCAGCAGATTGCAGGTTTACCTGTTTTGCTTTTTCTGCTGTTACTTTCTTCTCAAAAGCCAACTCTTTCTTAGTTTCAAGTATGGCCTGTTTTGCGAGTAAATTACCTTTTTTAGCTAAATCAAGTTCTCCAGTAGATGTCTTGAGAGCAGATTCCTCTAAGTTATTAATTACTTTGCCTTTATCTATTATTTGTGATTTTATCTTTTTTACTTGAGTTTCTATACCTAACCTTTCGTTGGTTAATCTTATCTTCTGTAGTTCTTGCTTTACCTCTTTATCACCAGCATCTAATGTCTTTTTAGATTGACCCTGCTTTACTTTTCCGACCTTATCTATCTTTACACCTAAATCTTTTAACTGCTTATCTAATGTCTTGGTATCTAACTGTATATTGACTTTGTAATTAGCAGCCACAACTGTATTTACTAAATAATCCTATATTAGCGTATCTTACGAGTCTGAGCTTGTCTTTTTGCTTTTTCGTAAGCCTCTTCTTCACGTTCAGCCTTCAAAGTAAAGTAAGCGTTCCAAGCATACAACTCTTGTACTGACATTCTTTCTCGTAGTTCTCTGTATGTGTAGCCTAAATTTTCAGCTATAAAAAATTGTAGGAATAATAAATTATTCTCCTTCAGTTGTGCTTTTTACGGCATCAGGACTATCCCCCTCGTCCATGCTTTGCATCTTAGTCATAACGTCTATCAATACTGACATAGGAATCTCTCTTCTGAGAACAGGTAAATCTCCTGCTGTAAACATTTTTGCGCCTGATTCATCTTCAGCTTTTGTAATTATTACCTGAAGGGCAAAATCAAGACTACCTTCTTCCTGACCTTTATTCATAGCTATTAATGTACTGTTTATGGTGTCTCTATCGGCTATAGTTATGGGCTTCCAAAATATTTTTAAAACAAGTTCCTCTCCCTTAAAAATGGAGTAGCTACTACGTTCTTCAATACTAAAGGCTTGCTTCAGTTTGTCGATTGCTCTTACTGTTGGCATAAAAAATTAAGTCTATTCTTGTACTATAGCTTAATAAGTTCCTGCTGGCTTGGTTGTCTTAGTTGTGAAACCTCTATTTAGAGCTAGAAAACCCTTATCTATATCTTTAAATATCTCTTTACTTTGAGTGTAAACATCATACCAATTAGGAACATTAGGTCTAGGTGTTGTGTTAAATTTTCTCTTAAACAATGATTCGTATTTTATACCCTCACCTTTAAGTTTTGCTTTATTAATTACAAAAGCAGCGTAATCTGCTTCGTTACCTATAAATACAGGACTTGTTAAGGCTTGGTATATTCTTTTTCCCTTTTGGCTGGTATCTCTAAAAATACTACTTGGTAATCTCATTGGCTTCTCGTCTTGGTCGGGATCAAACTCTCCCTGTCTAGGTCTAGTTGCCTGTACTTCAGTGCCACTTACGATCCAAGATTCTGCAAAAGTTCCTGTCCAAAAAGGACTTCGGTTCATTAAAGATTCTTGTATCTCCGCAGCAGCTTCGGCTCTTGCTTCAGTTATTAACTTACGCAGATCTTTAGGAAGAAGTTTTATATCCTTAACCATTTGCAGAAAAATCGCAATTTATGACACTTAAAAAATGACTGTCAGTATCGGTGGTTATAGCTGTTGGTCCTTCGATCTGCCCTATTCTTGGAGACACTGAAAAAGTATCAGTATAATTAGAGGCATTTACTGAGGTAAGACCAGTTATAACTGATTCTGCTATTGCAGCAGCCACGGCACTTCCCTTTTTAGGAGGTGTCATTATTCCGCATCTTATTACACCGCTATAGTATGTCTGGGCTGCTCCTTGAGGTTGAGTTGTAGACTGATTAAAATTTATATTAACCATTACATACTTTTTAGTTATACCTGGAGTTGTGAACGGCATATTATCAAAAACCACTGTCACTGTGTTGTCAGCAATGGTTACTGCGTTTTTGATTGCGGTTTCAAATGCTGCTCTTGCGTTTACTAAAGTCATTAGAAGATAACGTCAACTCTGAATAAGTACTCTTGTCCACCACGCAAAGTTCTGACATCAGTTATCTTTGCAACTCTGGTCGATCCAGAAAATGTGAGAGTAATCTCATCCGATAATAAGGGTTGGCTGTCTCCTATAAGATCGGGTGTTATGTAAATTCGGGCTGTGTTTTCCTGAAATCCTGATTCTTCAGTGGACTGCACAAATTCCACAGGAACTTTTATTGTGTAACTGGTATCGCTTGTGGTTACTGCACCTGTAGATGTGTTGTAACTTGCAGATAGTTTCCTGGTGTAGATAATGGTTGTGTCTAATGAGTCTCCAAGTTGAGACACTACCTGTTTAGCAATTTGTTTTAGTGCTGTATCTAGTTGTCCTGCCATTATCCTCTAACCGCCCTTAGTTGGAAAGTTCCTGCTCCGCCAAGCATATACGCTCCGAGATAACTTTGAAGCCACGGATAAACGTCAAGAATATTATTTATTGATCCTGTTCCCTGACTGTCAGTATTGTACTTAACTTCTATATCACCTAGTTTTACTTCGCTGAAGTTTCCATCCTTACCTGTAGTTCCAGTAATCGCTCCAGTATCATTTGCCAATGCTCTTGCAAGTTCAAATTGTGCGTATTTAATATTTTGGGGAATGGTGGAACAGGATAGCTCTACTCCATCTACCTGATAATTATTTCTTGGAAATTTTAGTGCCTGTCCGTCATCGCATCTGTTTCCATAATAAACCATAGTGTCAATCCATCTTGTTGCAGATATTAAAGCTCGCTTTTTTTGGTCATCTGTTTTATTAGTCCAAGTTGAAGAATCTGGTGACGTATCAAAATAGTCGTTAGATTCAGAAAGAGTAACATAACTATTAGCATTTGCTCCCTTTATTGTTGAGTCTATAGTGGCTGCCACGATCCATAAAGTAATTTAGTTTTATTGTAGCGTAAAGAAAAAACCCCACCAATATTTGATGAGGTTTCTTTATGACCGAAATAATACTACTAAGAGATATTAGAAGTATCAAGTGGTGAGTTGACGATTATCTCAACGATAGGAATTAAATCAGCATCGTATGTGATACCCCAGTTATTTGAGTTACCTAACTGAGCGTTTGTTGGGTTGTCAGTAGCAGA